TACTAAAGTCGTAAATAACTCCTCCCTGTACAGGTTGTTTATATTCTACTGTTAGTCTATTTGGATCTGTAAAGAAAAATCCTTGTAAAAGATCAAAATCGGTAGTACTATCAGTAAAAACAACAACTTCTGTATTAGGTGGCAATATGCTTTCTGAAGGAATTTCATCTTCTTGGAATCCAGTATTGCGTACAGGAATTCCAGTTTGGCTATTAATTAAAATACCATATTTTTTCATATTTAATACCTAACTAAAATTGAGCCATTACGCCCTGTGCCAGCCTGCTGGCAATTGCAATCAAAGCTATATGCCCCGTTTCCAGCACCGCCGCTAATTCCACAGCTTGTACATTGATTCCACTTAGTGCAGCACCATTCATTTACAGTTACTTTTCCAGTGCCAAAACTTCGGCCGCCTGCAACTGTTGGATAGTAATAAGCCTGTGCATCTGTATAAGGTCCGTTCCAACCAGCAGAATAGTGACAACCACCAGCAGTAGTACCTGCAACTGCTTCATTACAATAATTCTGTATTTTAGCAGTACAGCTAACTAATACTGAACTAGCTGAACTAACTGAGCAGACGTCGTGACTGTTATTAGTACCGCAGCAAAATGAGCAGTTACAGTATGTATAACACATATTAGTACCGCCAGATCCACCTCCGGCACATAAAGTTGTTATATTTGGACCAATTACATAGGCTGGATCACCATTACCACCAAAACAACAATAATGTGATCCTTCGGTTCCTATATCTGCTACACGCCCACCATATGGAACACAAAGAGTATACGTGTCACCTGGTGTAACGGGTATTGTCATTGCTACATAATTTCCTGCGCTACCTCCCATTCCTTGGTGATAACAGTCACAGCAACATCTTGCACCGCCACCGCCACCGCCACCTACTAGCTCAAAAGTAGCGCAAGTAACTCCTGTAGGTACTGTCCATGTTTGGGAACCTGGAGTTTTAAATACTTGCGTTGTTGTTTTTCGTGTTACTTGAACGGCATTATCATTTGTTGAGTATCTTGCCATATATTCTCCTTATACCCAAGGCTTTGTGGGCCAAGATATTAAACTCATACTACCTTCAGGCCTAGTAGAAGTATCTGTTGGTATAACAAAAGCATTTAATTCTGCTATATACTCAACAACCTTAGTTCTAAGACTTGGGGGAATATCCTCTATTTGACTAAATTTTTGTGCTTCTAACTTAAGTCTATTTAACTCTTTTGTTCTGTTTGCTACCACGTCTACAACTTCTAGTGTCCTAGTAGCTATATTCCAAGTATTAGTATCAACGTTATAAGTAGTATTAACTTCATCTAGTACTGTATTTGGCACAGTATTGGTTACTAGGTTAATCAATTCTTCTGTTAATGGTACATATTGCAAAATATCTTCATTTATAGGAGTCTCTGTATTATCATAGATACCACAAGCATTTCTATGTAATTTTCCATTAAACTTATTTATAATTGTATATTTCATAGTAGTCTCCTTAAATGGTAATTACTACTAAACCATCTGCACCACCACCAGTACAGCCAGTACAACAATCACACCAACCATCATTCCATTGATGACGTGCAGGGGATCCACCTCCTGGAAATATTCCGGTTAATCCGCAGCTTAGTGGATTACTAGCACTGCCGACGTTATAAGGGTGCCACTGATAGCCTCCACCAAAAGGAGAAGCTCCACCTGCCTGAATGCCTCCAGGATTACCCTGCCATAGACATTTATTAGTTTTAACGTATGAAGTACCTTTTATATTAAGATCACCACCATAGGCCAAAGCTTGTGAAGGCGTTGGTATAGAGTTACACCAATAACCACCTTGACCTCCTTCAGCACAAAAATTGCTTAGTCCAAGACCTGTAACATATGTAGTAAATCCACAGCAACCACAAGCATTTGGATTATAATAGCACATATTACCACAACCACCCTGACCAATAGACATTGTATAGACACTGCCTGGAGTAACAGGTATGGTTTTTAGCGAATAAGCACCACCACTACCTGCAGTACCGCCATAGCAGGTGCAGCAGCAGCTAGGAGATCCGGCTCCGCCTCCACCCCATATTTCAAAACTAGCACAAGTAACCCCTGCAGGTACAGTCCAAGTTTGTGTTGCGGCAGCACCAGTATTAAAAAATATTTTTTTAGCTCCAGCAGTACTAAGTGTTAAACCAGTATTAATATAACGTCCCATTAGCGGTCTCCTTTGCTAAAATAGCTATAGCTTCGGCATCGCCTTCTGCCGCTTTTTGTTTTAATGCGTCTATATCACGTGGAGTTTTTGGCCAAACAATTTTGATATAATCGTAATTTTCGGGTTTATCAATAAAGAAATCTCGTAATAATTGACGATAGTGTACCCATCTAGATATTTCTTGTGCATCTGTTAATTCTGCTACAATAATATCGCTTTCGATCAATAAATGATCTCGTATAATTTTTGAGTGTTCGAATGTAGCCATAATTTTACCATGTAATTTTTACAAAACCTGGGCCGCCGCGTCCAGAACCTCGATCACAACAACTACAGCCCGACCAACATCCTTGACCGGCTCCTCCTCCGCCAGGAAGATTTCCATGCATTTGTTGGTTTGAATCAGAACTGCTGCTTGGTCCACTGCCACCATTAACGCCACCAACACCGCCTCCTGGACCAGCTGCTGCACCTCCCATAGTATATGAGTTATAGGCATTACCGCCAGTTGAGCCTTTAACACCTGGAAAGCCACGCTCTGTAATATCGCCACCAAAACCTAAGCCACCATCTGCACCATTACATCCACAATGCCCATAACAGCTAATAGTAAAGTTACTACAACCCCCGGCACCGCCTGTGGCACAAAAATTAGTTAAACCAGTACCCGTAACAAAACTAGTTCCGCCAGTTGCACCGTTTTGGCAATAGCCAATGGAAGCCCCGTAACCACTAGCATCTGCGGCAACTCCGCTATTGCCTGCGCATACAGTATAAGTACTACCAGGAGTTACAGTAACGGTTTTTGCAGAGTATCCTCCACCGCCACCACTTTGTCCGCGAGCGCAGCAATCACACATGGTTAAGCCTCCGGCCCCACCACCTCCTCCACCCCAAATCTCAAAATATACCGAGGTAACACCGTCAGGTACTACCCAAGCACAACATTTACCAGTTAAACTGGTACATGAAGTATCATAAACATATGAAATTGGCATATTTTATCCTTCAAAACCATAGGCGATAGCATTAGCTCCTGCACCCGAGGCATATACTACTACCCCCATACCTGCGGGTACAACAATACCAGTGCGCTCTAGCACACCGGTAGGGTTAAGTTTAGTATCATATTCTAAAAATTCACCAGCTGCTGGAGTTGCTGATGTTGATAATGCTATTCTAATATTTATACTATTAACAGTATCTGTATTAGCAATATTTACTGTAACTACGGATACTTTGCCTGCAGCTACTTGTGATGTTGTCACCACGTTTGTATAGGTTGCCGCAGTTAGCGACAACCGATTATAAATTCCTGAAGCCATTTTTACTCCTTAATTACATTGCTGAGTAGAAGAAATAATCTCGTCTACTACCTAATTGTGATTGCAGTACTGCTATATTTGTATCTACATATGTTTTAACAGCATATTCCGTAGGAACTGCAGTATTTGAATTACCACTCATTGTAGCATCGCTTGAAAACTCATTGATAGTTTCACCAAGTTGTGCACCAATAGATCCCAGTTTCAAACTAGTCAAACCTGCAAGGTCGAATGCGCTAGCATTAAGTGTTGCTCGTCCAGTTGCCTGATCAATACGAAAATACTCACCCACTCGGAAGTTACCGTCCTGGTCTGTTGATACATAGAACACACGTCCTGGAAATACTTCTTCAGTTTCATTGCCTTGAGCAGCGGGCTGAGTAGGAGTTCCTGGATAGTTGGTAGTAGTAATACCGCCTGTACCAATTGACAAGAAATCATGACCAGTTAAACGAATCTGTGAATACTTATAACGAATTGTTCCAGCCGTTCCACTAGCACTGCCAGTTGGTTTTTCTTGTGCTAAAACAACTGCTAGTATACTAGATGTTCCAGTCCAGGAACCGCTTACGCTCTGTACAACATAGCTGTAAGTATCTCCGGCTAAACTAAGTGAAGCACCAGGTATTGGCCGTGCTGTAAGGTTATTCATAATTAATATGAAGCCTTTTTGGTTTTCTAATGCACCTGCACTAACTGTACCAGATCCGCCACTTGAAGTAGTAAATGTGTTACCTAATGTAAAAGTACCTGTAGTACCTGTTACATAGAGTTTATTAGCATTAATTTGTACGTTTGTTACTGTAGCAGTTGCACCAGTATTAGTTGTAAGTGTATCTCCTACATTAATACTACCACCTCCGTACAACATATTTAGCTGCTGACCGTATACAGTTCCAGTTACTGGAGTTTCATTTGCATCAAATCCGCGAGATACAGCACCCCAAGTACCGTAACTGTTATTGCCGTTAAGTGCGCGAATAAATCCACCACCGCTTGCTGAATATCCAAAATAAGCATAGTATGTAAAGCAACTAACAATCTCTGATTTTCCGCCGTCTTTAACCCAATATCCGACACCATTATCTGTAATAATAGTATAACCATGGAAAATCATTGTTTTGGCACCACTTGCATGTACGCTACCATCAATTAATGCACCAATACATCCAGTACCAATAGCAGAACATTCCAAAACATAAGGTGATTTAAATGTAATTGGACTGGCAGGGTTTAATCGAACAACAACACCTTTAATTGTAGAAGTTGTAATATCTGCAGGCGTACTACCTGGCACCCAGCCGCCCATACCCTTAAACGTCATCTTATTAAGGATAGCACCATCGCTCATATAGAACATAGTGGATTGTAGATTAGGCACTGTACCTGTATCGTCATTTCCACTAGCTGGCTGAATGATAACTGTACGTTGATTATCTCCAACAATAGCAGTATTTGCAGGAACTGTAATTGGCAGCTGCTCGTTGTAAGTACCAGTTTTTACAAAAATTGTAGCATTTGGCCCACACTGTTGTGTGGCATACTTAATAGAAGCAAAAGGAGTTGCTAAGTTTTTGCCATAATTTGTAGCATCTACACCATGTGGTGCAACATAGAATGTTTTGTTGCTTTCAGTAGCACCAATCCAATCGATACCGCTACCATCACCTTTAACTGTTAAGCTTTGGCCAGGATCTGTTGGCAGAATGGCCGGCAATACGTCTGAACCACCGCGAACAAACTCAATCCACTTACTTGCAGTTAAGTCATCATTAAAAGCTGAACCACTTGTGTGGTCGAGTGCAGAAATATAAGCACTACCAACAGCATTTTTAATAATATCATCTTTTAAGTAGAGTGTACTTGCAGTCCAAGCACCTCTCCAACGAATACCAGAATTAAATTTTTGCCACTTGTTATCTGTTAGGTTAGTAGCAAATACTGTTGAAGCGTGCGGTACTAAACAAATATATGTATTACCGCCATATGTTACTACATCATCTGTAGCATACTCTGTAGCAGTAGCCCAATCACCACGATTTTTAAATCCGTAGGTTAGTTTAGACCATTTAACAGTGTCATTGCTTGGATTAGCACCAGTATTGTCAGCGATCGCTTGGTAAGTCGAACCACCATAAGTAACAATTTCACCAACCTTATAAGCGGCTCCAGTGCTCCAAACACCACGGTTTGAAAAACCATATAAAAACGGATCCCATTTAGTTGTGTCTGTTGGCAAGTTACCGGTTGTGTTTACCTTACAACGATAGATATTACTTCCGTAAGCAACTAAGTCACCAACAACATAAGCAGTTGCACCATTGTACACGCTTTGTGGACTGATACCGTCTACTAACTTATCCCAATATGTGGCATTAGTAGGATTATTACCAGTTGTATCGACTTTGGCAATATAAACAACACCGCCAAGTGTTACAACGTCATTCTTTTGATATGCTGTTGTATTGCTATAAGCACCTTCGTACTGAATACCATCAGCAAACTGTGACCAGTAAGTTGCGTTAGGAGGAATTTGTCCAGTTGAATCTAAAACTGAAACATAAACTTTACCACCATATGCAATACCATCACCAACACGATATTGTGTGGCTGGATTAAATACACCCTTGAACTTAAAGCCTTCAATCATCAAAGCCCAGTATGTGGTGCTTGTAGGAAGATTGCCATTAGTTTTTAAGCCATATGTATATACATATACATTACCACCATACTTAACGATATCATTGGATTCGTAAGTAGTGTTCGCATTCCAGTCGCCAGCGAAATAGAAGCGAAGCTTTCCTAGATCAATTAATTGACTCATATTATATTAGCCTCATAAGTAAGTGTCCTTTGTTACCCCATTCAAATTGAATAGTATCTTTTGACCAAATCCATTGTTTATAGTCATACTTATCAATTATATCATCTTGTGGTAAAGAAACGGGAGTGTCGCCGTCTAGAATCTCGATGTTTAGGTTACCAGTATCTGGATCCATCCTAAAACCGTAGAACACCTTATCGGCTAAATCTGTGCCTGTATAAAATCCGCTCATTATGCCACTCCTTGTAATATGGAGAACACAGCATCAATGCTGGAATCTACCTTGGCGGAGACAACTAATTTGTCTCCTGTTGCTAAAACAAGCTTGTTGCCTTTTGATAATTCAAACGGGTCACCTGCTTCTATGCGTTTATCTTTTTGTATGTAGGTGTCTTCTGTACCCCTACGAATTTTAATTGTAAAAGGCACTGTAGTAGATAACAAGTTGTTGATACTACCACCAATTACAATGCATTTTTCTGGCGCTGTGAAACTAATAACTTCGGTAGTTCCTACAGCACGTGAAATCGCATTTACGAATACTGTTGCCATATTTTACCCCAATGCTATTGCCATAATAATGGCTTTTTCGTTTGCTATAGCCTGAATTAATGCATCGCTAGCACCACCTCCAGAACCCAATGCTCCAATAGTCCCATCTGACTTCTTATAGTACATAGTGCCGTCATAGTCATTGATTGCTACTTCGCCAAACTGTAAATCTTCAGGCAGAGGGATTTTACCGGGAACTGAGCTTCGTTTGAATTTAATTACTGCGTCTGTCATGCTAGTTCCCTGTAGTATTAATAGCTTCCGCCGTCAACTTGTACTAATTCTACTAAACCATCGGTTACTGTAAACTGAGTGCTTATGAACTTAGACAAACCTTTGATTAAGGTAGTAGCTGTTGGAATAACTGTTTGTGAAACTGCAGTTACTAAACCTTTGGCATTAACTGTTAGTGTAGGTACTGTTACTGCATCGCCATATGCACCAACATTTGAGTTAACAGTTGCCAGTGTAAGTGCAGCACTAACAGCGGCGCTTCCATCCACAGCAGTTAATGTAGCAGTCGCATCACCTGTTAAACTCAAGTTACGTGCTGTTTTCCATTTTGTGGCAGTTGCAGCATTGCCTACTAACTCAGCATAAACATTAGTAACGTTTAAGTCTTTGTTAAAGTTCCAGCGATCATCAGCACTAGAGTAAGTTAAAGTAGCTGCAGTTGTTGGACCTTTGATGGTCAAACCACCACCATCAGCCATAGCTGCTGAAGTAGCATCTTTGGCTAACTCAATATTTTTATCACCAATTGCAACAGTTGTGGAGTTAACAGTAGTAACTGTTCCCAGTACTGTTAAGTTACCAGTAATTGAAGCATTGCCGTCAATGTTAATATTTGTAGCAGTAATGTCGTTGCTATATAGTGAACCATTTACTGTTACGTCGTTAAAAGTAACGTTGGATGTAGTTGCAAGTGCTTGTGGTAAGTTAATCGTAATCGTGTTGTCAGTAACTGCGGTAGTAACTCCAACGCCACCAGTAATTGTTAAAGTATCTGTTAATAAACTAACTGTATCTGTTCCTGTGTTACCAGCAATTGATAAATTAGTTGCAACATTTACTGTACCTGCTGCAGTTAAACGACCTTTTGAATCTACTGTAAATGTAGGGATATGAGTAGCATCGCCATAACTACCTGGCGTAACTGCTGTGTTTGCTAAGGTAAGTGCTGCTGAAACATTGGCATTACCATCGACACCTGTAAAGGTTGCTGTTGCATCACCAGTTAAGCTCAAGTTACGAGCATTTAACCACTTTGTAGTAGTAGCTGCATTACCCAGTAAATCTGCTGTAATGTAGCGTGCTGCAAAGTCACCGTTTGAATCACGTTTTACTAGTGTGCCAACGGTATTTAAGTTAGTGGCTGCGTCAACCATATCAGTATAACGCTTACCACCAATAATAATGTGATTTACTGCATTACCTGCGGTTTCGGTTCCCAGACCTATGTATAGGCGATCACCGCCGTTTGAACCATTATCGGCTAAGCCTGAATAGGCTAATTCACCTGCGCCTAGTACCCCAGGATTACCTGAAGTTTCACTGCGCTTAATTCTTAAAATAGAAGCCATAGCTTATCCTTTTAAAACTGACCAGCTTCAAAAATTTGTTTATCAAACAAATTGGTAGCTGTCCACATATTTGTTGAAGTGTTATAAACTAACACGCCTCCATCTTGTAATCCCGATATGTCTACATCGGCAGAGTTAGTAATAGAATTAACTGCAGGAGGCGGCATCATACCGCTAGTAATAATTCTTGCAGGTTTATCATCTGTTACAATTCTATTAATGATCTGTTCTTGTACAACGCTAGTATCACCACTTTGTGTGACTACAACTTCTGTGGTCATCGTGTAACCTCCTGAACCAAGGTTATATTACCGTTGATAAATGGTATCACATTGTTTCCGTTATACAACTCTAAACTATACACAGCAGTTGCAAAATTAAAACTCTGAGTAATATTTGCTAATAGTGTAATCTGAATTGTGTGAGTAGTTGTATCAATTGAGATTTGATTATTTTGTGTTGTTGCTTCGTGAATTACTGTTGGACTATCCACTGTTTCACGAATCTGCATACGAGCCTGTAAGCCTATTAAGGGTACTGGCTGATTAAACTCTATCACACCACCATTAGTATAAGCTGTATAACCTAAACTATTTACTTGATTAATCTGTATGGTATTAGTTGTGGACGTATCATTCTGCCAATTTAAATATGCAGTTCTTGCATTATTGAGCGCAGGAGCCATATTAGGTGGTGGAGGCGGTGTGCCTGCCGGAGGAGTATAGCTCATTAGGATTGTATATGCCTGATAACTTGCTAATCCAGCCCAAGGACGGGTTTTAGGAGCAATTATTTGAGCATCTTGATCGCGTATGTCAGCCCACAAGGCTTCAGCCTCAATCCACAAAGCTTCCAGTTGTTCTAGTTCAGAAACAGTTCCTGTAGAGATATAATAAGCGTCTTCACCTACACTATTAATTTCTTTCATACCACCAGCACCTACCACACGAAATCTCCACCCAGTAGGCAGGTTATGTGGTTCACTGGTAGTAATTACGCAAGGGGCTGCTTTTGCAATCGACTGAATGGGTACATAAACTTTTGTTTCTGATTCCCAACGAAATGTCTCTTGAAAAGTACTACCTTGATAGATTTTATAGTTAATTTTTGCTGGTTGCATTAGGCCACCTTAACTTTTTTAGCTGCTGCTATATTAGCAGAGGTTCTAAACTTATTAACTTCTTGGGTCAGGGCAACCACTTCTGTTTGCAACTGCTGATTCTCAATGCATAACTGTGATAGTTGGGAATTCAATAAAATCATTTCTTGTTGTAAGCGATTTAACTCGTTTGCAAGTAAAACATTCTGTTGACTCATGCGCTCTAGCTCAGTATGCATTAGTGTAATAACGCTTGTTTCCGCATTAGTACTTTTCCAGTCTTTTAGCAATTTCTGAATTCCTACTGAGAAAGCAATGACTGCTAACGCAACTAGTGAAACTGTCTGAATGAGGCTGTGGTTATCAATCTCCACCATAATCAGATCTCCTTATTAGCAGTGGTTGTATATTTAATTATAGTCTGAACGGCAAGTTCGCCCTTTAGATCTAGTTAAAAGCTTGTCAAGAAAAAAGGTTGACAAGCTCTGACAATTTGATATATTATACCATAAGGGCGGGAGTTTGTCAATGCAAAAAAATACCCTGCCCATAAGTTGGACAGGGTATTTTGGAAGCCGCAGTTTAGGGTGTTTACCGAAATTAAGCGCTATACAAGAAACTAGTATTAATAGTAGTTCCATTTGTAATAGTATAAGGTGCGCTAGTTACTGTAGCTCTTAGTGTAATAGTTGAGTACGGGCCTGCTCCATTGCTAATCCCTGAGAATGTATTGGCTGCACCAGAAGTTTGACCAGCAGCAATAGTTACATTAGGAATAGGGTAACTTACTCCATTTTGTACAACTACACCACTAAAAGTAAATGTAACTGTACTTAGTGCAGCACTAGTTAAATTAACTGCTACAAATACACTAATTGGTCCAGCAGTTCCATTATTACTATAACCCATACTCCAAGTTGCTGTAGGTGTAGGTGCTACATAGCCGCAAGTTGGACTATTAGACTGAACTAAACTATTGTAAGTCCCACCACTACCGTCTGCATACGTATAGTATAAATTATACCCACTACAGAACTGACTTAAGTATGTGCCATATGCTGGATAGGTTGAGGTATCATAGAATATTACGCTTCTAGAAGCTAGTCCGTTATTTAAAGCTATAGTAAATGTTTCTGTGCCTTCAGTTTTTGCATCGGCAGCAGCTGTAAAAGAAATAACACTACCATTACTAACAGTACCAGTTAAACTAGCACCACTTATATCTGCGGAGTCTACTCCTGAAATTGTATATCCAAAAGATCCTGATTGATTAGTAGTAAACGTAATAGTAAAATTTTGACCTTCATTTACACTTGAAACTGAACTTGTAAGTGAGTAAGAAGCTAGTACGCCTTGTGTTGCGCCTCGAAAAGCGCTAATACTAATTGCACCCGAAGATGCAATAGTACCGTAAGGCATACTAGTATTAGATCTAACATAAGAGCCACTAAGATAGTACTCACTTAAAGATATAGGATTACTACCACCAAACTCTGTTTGAATAGCTGAAAAAGATACATTACTTGTTGGTAGAGTCATATCTTGCCTCTAACTTTTGTACTCGGCTATATAG